TGGGTGCGTTATGAGCCTAAACTGCGTCAAGTTCCCATGGAAGAAGGCGAGCAAATCAGCGACGAAGTAGGAGAAACCGAACAATTCCGCGAAGAACTGGACTATGAATGCGCTCCCACCGACTATGTGGATTGGCGCGACTTCGGCCATAATGTCGCCCGTACCTGGGGCGAAGTCTGCGTCGTCTGGCGCAAAGTCTACATGACGCGCGAAGCCCTAGTCGAGCGTTTCGGCGAGGAAGAGGGCGGCCGTGTGCCCTTGGATGCCTCGCCCGAGCTGAATATCGACAAGGCCAATCCTGACGGCGCCGGCAAGCGCGGCCTCGTGATTGAAATCTGGGACAAAGACCTGGGGCAAGCCAAATGGCTGAGCAAGACCCTGGCACGTTTCCTCGATGAGCGTGATGACCCGCTCGGCTTGGAGGAATTCTTCCCCTGCCCGCGTTCCCTCTATGGCACGGTGACCAATGATTCCTTGGTGCCGACACCGGACTATGTGTTGTATCAAGATCAAGCCAAGCAGCTGAATATCCTGGCATCGCGCATTGACGGTCTGGTGAAAGCCTTGCAAGTGCGGGGAGTATATGACGCCTCGGAGCCTACTTTAGCCCGTTTGTTCACGGAAGGTAGCAACACAATGCTATTGCCTGTGAAGAACTGGGCGGCTTTCGCAGAGAAGCAAGGTCTCTCCGGTGCACTCGACATCGTCGACTTGCAGCCAATTGCGATGGCCTTGCACGAAGCCTATCAGGCCTTTGATGAACTCAAGGGCCAAATCTACGAAATCACCGGGATTGCCGACATCATCCGTGGCGACACCAATGCCAACGAGACGGCGGCTGCCCAGCAAATCAAAGGCCAGTACGCCAATCTGCGTCTCAAGCAATATCAGGATGAAGTCGCCTTATTCGCCTCTCATCTCTTGCAGATGAAGGCCGAGATCATCTGTGGCCATTTCGATACGGATACCATCCTTAAGATGGCTTCGGCCTCCCAATTGATGCAGGCCGACCAGTCCTATATTCCGGCGGCGATGGAAATGTTAAGGGATAGACCGACCCGGACGTTCCGCATTCAAGTAGCGGCTGACTCCATGGTCTATTTGAACGAAGATCAGGAAAAGCAAGACCGTCTGGAATTCCTGAGCTCGACTTCGTCTTTCATCGAAAAGCTGGTGCAGGCCGGCCAGGCAGCGCCACAAGTCTTGAGCTTGGGCGTGGAATTGCTGAAATTTGGTGTCACTGGCTTCCGGGTGGGAAAGACCATGGAAGGCTTCATCGATGAAGTCGCCGACCAATTGCGCCAGCAAGCCCAACAGCCACAGCAGCCCAAGCCTGACCCAGAAATGATGAAAATACAGGCTCAAGGCCAGCTCGATCAGCAAAAAGCCCAGCTGGACGCCCAGGCAGCGCAGCAAAAGGCGCAACTCGATGCGCAAGCCGATCAAGCGCGTGCACAGGCTGATATTGCAGTGCAAAACACCAAGATCCAGGCCGATGCTCAACTGGAGGCCATGCGCCAGCACGAAGAAACCCAACGCGAACAATTGCGTCTGACGGCGGAACAGCAGAATAAATGGCGCATCGCCGTGCTAGACGCGTCCACCAAGATAATTGCCGCAGGGATCGCTGCGGGAGACGAAACCACACCAGGCATGAGCCTGAATGACGCGATGACGACTTTCCACGGCCTGGTGGCGCAGTTATCCGGCCCTATTGCCAATCCTACCATCCAGTGAGATCATGGAATTTACTGAAGAAGATAAGCGAAATTGGCTGAAAATGTGGGGATTTATCGAAGGTTCACCCGAAGCGGAACAAGCTTGGGCGGATAAACTGGCTCTCCATAATGGAGTGGCGGCACAGCATTATGTGATTGGCGATATCAGTGCTTACCGCTCTATGGCAACGGGCCAGATAGTAGAGGGACGCAGCGCGCACCGCGAGCATTTGCGTCGCCACAATCTGGTCGAAGTCGGCAACGATCTAGATAAAGCAACGCCGAAGGCGGCGAAACCTGACCACCGCCTGAAAGAAACGATAGCCCGTCAGGTTTATGAAAAACTGAGGTACACATAATGCCAACACAGCGCAATCTCATGGGCACAGGCTGCCCGGCCCAACAATCCCAGGCATCAGTGGGCATTGTTTCCAACGGCTTGACTGCAACAGGTTCCAGCTTGGCCACAGCCTTGATGGCGCCGTCCGATTTCATGGTATTTAGCACGGTACCGGCTTCCACTGGAGTGGCTTTGCCAGCCGATGCCACTAGGGCTATATCCCCCGCCGATTCTTATATCGCGGTGAACCACGGAGCAAACTCACTGTCGGTCTATCCCGGCACCGCATCCGGCAAGATCGCCAATGGTTCGGCCGGGGCGGCCTTTTCGGTAGCGGCCACCAAGACCGCGACTTTCCTCTACCTCGGCTCCGATAACTGGGCCGCCTCGGTCTCTGCTTAAGGACATTCATGGAAATCCGCGAAAGCCTGGAAAGCGCCTTCGAGTCGGCCACACCGACTGAGGCGTCTCCTGTTCCTTCCTCCCCGGCCACACCGGCAGAAGGTCAAGCCCGCGACGAAGGCGGCCGCTACGCCAAGCAAGAGCCTGCTGGTGAACCTGCTGAGGATACTGCACCCAAGACCTATGCGCGTCCGCAAGCCTGGAAAAAGGATTACGAGGCCGACTGGGGCGCATTGCCAGAGCGGGTGCAGTCCTATATCACTGAGCGCGAGCAACAGGCCGCTACCGGTATCCATCAGTATAAGCAGCAGTGGGATCAGGCGTCGCCGATCTACCAAGCGGTTTCCCCTTTCTTGCAAGAATTGGGTCAGCATGGCCAAGATCCGGCCAAATGGATAGGCGAGCTCGGCCAATTCAACCGCACCATGGCTTTCGGCACGCCCGAGCAAAAGTTACAAACCCTGATGAATGTGGCGCAAGCCTACGGGGTAGCGCTGCCGCAGAATGGCCAGATTAATCCGCAACTGGCGCAAATGATGCAGGGGATGCAGCAAATGCAAGGCCAATTGCGTAGCTATGAAACCCAGCGCCAAGAGGCCGAAGTAGCGGCCGCCGAACAAAGTATTCACGAATTTGCGAGCGGCGACAAGGCCCCGCATTTTGAAGAAGTCCGCGAAGCCATGGGCCAGCTCTTACAGGCTGGCATGGCGAGCGGTTTGCAAGACGCCTATGACATGGCGGTGCGGATGAATGGCGACGTGTGGAAAGCCGAGCAAGCCCGACAGGCGAGCGAAGCCGAAGCCCAGCGCAAGGCCGCACTGAGCCAGAAAAAGGCGACAGCTGTTTCCCCTCGTTCATCGACGCCTACAGCGAATATGGCTACGAGTGGCGGCAAAAAATCGATTCGAGATTCTCTCAGCGCTGCTTTTGAGACCCACTCGGATTCCGTTTGATTTTTGAGATAATGAAGGAGTAGACCATGGCCTTTGCCAACTCTGCGATTACCGACATTATCGCCACCACCATACAATCGCGTTCCGGTGAACTGGCAGATAACGTCACGAACAATAACCCGCTGCTGCTGCGCCTGAAAGAAAAAGGCAATGTGCGGCCTTTCTCCGGTGGTAACGTCATTTTGGAAGAAGTGATGTACACCGATACTACTACCCAGAATGCGAACTCGTATTCGGGCTATGAAATCCTGAATGTGTCGCCGAACAGCCCAATCTCGGCCGCGCAATTCCCGATTGCCCAGTACTACGCCTCGGTTACCATGTCCGGCCTGGAAATGCTGCAAAACTCGGGCAAGGAACAGATTATTGACTTGCTGGAAGGTCGTATCAAGGTCGCCGAAGCCCAGTTGGCCAACCGCATCAATACCGATATCTACCTGGATGGCACCGGCAATGGCGGCAAGAACCTGACGGGCCTCGCTTCGGCCGTGCCGGATTCGCCGACTTCGGGCATCTATGGCGGTATCGACCGTGGCTCCTGGAATTTCTGGCGCTCCCAGGTGTTTTCCGGCACCACCAACGGCGGCGCGGCAGTCACCACTGCGAATATCCAGAACTACATGGTGCAAGCGGCTCTGAAAGTCGTCCGTGGCAATGACAAAGCCGACCTCTATGTCGCCGACAATAACTATTTCAGCATGTACGTCTCTTCGCTACAGGCGATCCAAAAGGTCACTAGCCCAGAAATGGCGGCCGCCGGCTTCGCTTCGCTGAAATTCTACGGCGGCGGTACGGCAGCTGACGTGGTGCTGGGTGGTGGTATCGGTGCGCAAGCGACTGCGAATCACATGTGGATGCTGAATACCGATTACATTTTCCTGCGTCCCCATAAAGACCGCAATTTCGTGCCAATCGGCGGTGAGCGTCAAGCAGTGAACCAAGACGCCATCGTCAAGCTGATCGGTTGGGCCGGCAACTTGACCACTTCGGGCGCGCAATTCCAGTCCGTCTTGATCGCCTAAGGAGAACGACATGGCTTATACAATTACCGAACATCGCCTGGGCTTGACTCCCATTGCGAACACCGACGCCGGCGCCCAGATTAATGGTGCTGGCGTCTATTTGCCCCCCGCTGCCGGCGCGGCTAAACCAGGCATGATCGTGCGCGCGGTCGATCCCATCTATGGAGAAGGCGAATTCGTCTATCTGCAAGGGGCGGCTTCTACCGTGGTTGGCTCGGTGGTCACCTGGTCGGGGGTTAATGGCACTACGGTGCAGAGCTATCAAACTGCCTTGGCGGCGTCGACTGCCAACTTAGCCCAACCGCTGGCTGTCGCAATGGCGGCCAACCTGGCGAATAGCTGGGGTTGGTACCAGATCGGCGGCAATGCGGTCTGCGCTACCAACGGCACCTTGGCGGCTGGCCCAGGCCCAGTCTACTTGGCCGGTTCCGGTCAGTTGACCTCAACCGCAGCGGCCGGGAAGCAAGTCGAGAATGCCGTCAACGTTTCTGCCACCGGTACGCCCGGCACCAACCTGGCGATCGTCTCGATAGATCGTCCGCACGCTCAGGGCGCAATTACCTAACCATAGTATCTTGGGGAGGGTTGATTCCCTCCCTTTTCCTAACCTTAAAGGTGAACCATGGAAGATCAGAAAAGCATTGCCTTCGTGCGTTTTTACGAGCGCGCCGTCGAACATCCCTACGAGAGCGAACAGGCTGGTCGCCCTATTGCGCGCATGGCCGATTATGTGCGCATCGAATATCCCGGCAACAATCTGAATGTGATCGACACCCTTGCGGCCGATCATCACAAGAAAGCCTATCCGGTCGAATGGGCGCGCTATCAGAATGAAAAGACCACCGGCGATATCCAGGGCACGCTCTTGCATGACTGGAATATCCTGAATGCGGCGCAAGTCCACGAAATGAAGCACTTCAAATTTTATACGGTCGAGCAAGTCGCGGGCGCTTCTGATGCGCAAATCGCCACGCTCGGCATGACGGCTGGCATGTCGCCGCTCGCATTGCGAGAAAAGGCCAAGGCTTTCTTGACCACTTCGCGCGACACCGCCTTAGCGCAGGCGCAGGCGAAAGCGCTATTGGAAAAAGACGAACAACTGGCCGCGATGCAAAAACAGATCAATGAATTGGTCGCGGCCCAAGCCAAACCCGACAAGAAGGCTAAACAAACCGAGGCTGCCTGATGAACCTGCTGCAACTGATACAGACCACGGCGCAAGAACTGCAATTGCCAGTCCCGGCCACGGTGATTGGCAATTTGGATCTGCAAGTCACGCAGTTATTGGCTTTGCTGAACGCCCTGGGCTATGAGTTGCAGCGAGAATATGATTGGCAAAAGCTCGATACCGAATACCGGCTGTATACGCAATACCTGATTACCACGGGCAATACCACGCAGAATAGCGCGGTGGTGACCAATCTGGCCTCGACTGCGGGACTCGATACCACCTATCAAGTCTCAGGGACGGGAGTGAACCAGGACACCTATGTCAAGTCGGTCGATTCCTCCAGCCAAGTTACTTTGAGCCAAGCATTGACCGTCACGGGAACTGGAGCCACGATCAATTTCGGCAAGACCAAGTATGCGATGCCGACGGATTATGATAGGCAGGTTGACCGCACCCAATACGATAAGACCAAGCGCTGGGAAATGCTGGGCAACGAAACGGCGCAACAATGGCAATTCTTGAAATCGTCCTATATCGCTACTGGCCCGCGCATACGCTGGCGCATGCTGGGCGGCTTCTTTCAGATCTGGCCCATGGTGACCTCGGCCGAATACTTGGGTTTTGAATATATCTCGGCCAATTGGGCGCAGGATGCCGGTGGCAATGGCAAGTCTAGCTTCACCGTGGATACCGATACCTCGATCTTTCCCGACCAGTTGCTGATCACCGGCCTCAAGAAAAAGCTGTTTGAGTCGCGCGGCATGGACGCCGCCTTCTTCCAGGCCGCCTATAATAAGCTGCTCGACTTGGCCAAGTCCTATGATGGCGGCTCTCCCACCTTGGCGATGGCGCCGCAGCCGTCCTCGGTCTTGGTCGGCTATGAAAACATCCCCGATACCGGCTTTGGCTACTGATGGCAACCTCGCGCATTTCCACCATCCCGGCCCCGATAGGCGGCCTCAATGCCAAGGATGGCATTGCCACCATGCCGCCCACCGACGCGGTGGCCCTGACGAATTGGTTTCCCACGCCCTCTACCGTTAATTTGCGCAATGGCTCGGCTTCCTATGCCACTGGTTTGACTGGCAATGTCGAAACCTTGGCCCAGTATGGTGGCACAGGCGGCAATAAGCTGTTCGCGGCGGCCAATTACGGCCTCTATGATATTTCTGCGGCTGGCTCGGTCGGTGCGCCGCTACTCAGCGGTCTTTCGCTGAACCGCTGGCAAAGCGTGAACTTCGGTTCCACGGCGGCCAATGGGCAATTCCTGTTCTTGGCGAATGGCGCCGATGCGCCCGCTTATTACGATGGTAGCACCTGGGCTCAGGTGGCCAGTACCTCGACCGCGCAAACCATCAGCAATTTGACGCATGCCGGCACTACCGCTGTGGCTACTACCTCAGCACCGCATGGTCTCGGCCCTAACGTCAAGGTCACGGTAAGTGGTGCTAGTCCGGCCGCCTATAATGGCACTTTCGTCATCACGCCTACCAGCCTGACCACCTTCACTTATGTGATGGCTTCCGATCCGGGGGCGGCTGCTTCTCCTGCCGGCTCCTATGTGATCCTGAACGCGATCACCGGGGTCAACCCCAATCTCTTCATCCAGGGCACCAGTTTCAAGCAAAGGCTGTATTGGGTGGAAAGCGGCTCTTTCCGTTGCTGGTATCTGGGTGTCAACGCGATCTCCGGCGCTGCGGCTTCCTTGGACTTCGGCGGCATGTTC